GCCGATTTCGGAGGCTTTCCATATTTTTTTGTCCGGCGTAGATTCACCAATTACGTCTTTTGCATACGTCTTAGTTACTGCTACCGCAGGATCGGCATCTTTGGGTTTCCTCCGATTCTTTGGAATGCCAACATCTGCTTTGTACAGGTCAACAACTCGGATAGCCCACTTAGAATCGGTGTTGTTCTTGTAGATTCCATCTGCGATGGAAGACGGTTGTTCATCCAACCACATCAAGAACTTCTCATCCATTTTAAGGTTCTCAAAATCTGAATGCGCATGGAGTAGCTCCTTGTACGCACTCTGTACCTCGAGTTCCTTCTCACGGCCTTTGAGGTGTTCAATTTCACCCTTCAAGGTATTGAGACGATTCTCTGCTTGCATCGTAGAAATAGTTTCAACAACAGCATATACATCTGGATACTTTGCCTTAAACTCTTCGAGTTCATCGACAGTCTTTGGTAACTCAGATGTCGGTAAGCCACTTTCGCGGCCCGCTTGTTGTGTCTCTGCGAGTTCTGCTCGCTCCTGCTTCCACTCTTGAAGCTTAGTGTCATAATGCCGTTTCAGATCGTCGTACCGTTTTTTATAGTCGGTGTCGGATTCCTCTTTCGGCTGTGCGAAACTCGGTTCTTCTGCTGGAGTAGCCTCTTCTTCGGAGGGGTCCGTTGCTTCTACCGTTGTTTCTTCCTCTTCTTCGTAAACTTCTTCTCGATATTTACCACGATAGAGGGACGAGTTATTGATTGTTCCAAAGCTATCATTTGCTTTGTTGGCGCGATGCCCTTTTTGCTTTGCCATATATTCTCCTATCTCACGGGGCCTCTGGCAGGAGGGTAGCCGCTGTCTTAATCACGGGGCCGGTGGGATTACCGGGTAGCCGTCAAACTTTTTAGGATGGAGAGTCCTAATATTTTACAGAGCCACCGTCACGCATACGGATAAAACCGCCGTAAGCTTGCATCTGTGGCTGTGATTCTTTCTGCTCTGCTTCTTTGGAGCGACGCGCGACTTCTTCTTTGCCGCGGTCATTAATCTTGTTGAGTTTGTCGTATCCTATTATTTTAGCTAGCACAGGTGGCACTACCACCTCGCCTTTAGATACTAGTAAGGCAACATATTCCTCACTAGACATTTTATCGTCTGGCTGACCTATGTCAATACCTTGCTTTTTCGCCTCTTCCACTGCGTCTTCCAACATACGGCGAATATCTTTCGATCCAGCAAATTCGACAGCAGGTCCATTAATAATAAAACTACCCTCAGGTACGTCCATTGGAACATCATCGGCAACTGTTTCTTGAGGGGCTACTTGCTCGGGTGGTTTCTCTACAAACCCGGCTGGTTGTGCCGCTTCCTGTGGTTGTTCTGGCGTAGGAGGCTGTGGCCGCTCTTGTCCTGCAATACCCCCGAGTTGCATACGCTGAACAGGGCGCGTTTGTGTGATTGGCATCGCCATTTCACTCAGCATCTGCATTGTTTGAGGGCGATAGGACGGCGTAGCCATTGGCTTCATAACAGGCTGAACAGGAGCAACTTCAGGCTTTTTCTCTTCTTGCTTTACCGCACGCTGTCTAAACAGGTGCGCAATACGAGAGTTTCCCGAGCGATGAGCGGCTTTCTGCAACCTCTCATAAAGTTTATTTCTGTCCATTTGCCTCGACTACCTTCTTATGGTTATTCTGTAAGTTCAGGAGAATTTCCAGTAAAGCCGCTTTCCCCTGAAGCTGGTACATTTCCCGTTCCGATTGTGCCGTCACCAGTCCCCGAATTGTTATTTGGTGAAGGTCCTGAAGATACAGACTGAGAGCCTCCCATGCCTGTGGCTGGCTGACCAGCGGGGCCACCTTCTGGGCCTGTTCCTTGTTGAGCATTCTGGAGTCCTTTAAGTACTTCTGCGTAAATTTGTGCTTCGTCTAGATCGTTGACTAACAGGTCAGGATCGATGTCCTGCGCAATCGCAAGTTCTTTGACTAGATTAGGCAATTTAACAAACGGAGCAAGCATCGGGTTTGAAACCGTCTGAAGTAACGTAGTCAACCGCTGTGACCGTACTTCTTTTTGCATAACCGCGGCTGTTCCGCGTGGTTTAATTGATAAATCCCCTACAATCTCTGGGGCTTCCATGTTGTACTGCATATTCCATTGGAAATACGATTCGCCGAGGGGCTTGAGAAGGTAGTCGTCAATGTTCTTGATAACCGTCTTGAGGGACAGTGATCCGGAGCCCATAAGCATAGATAGCCCTGAGGCTGTACGTCCGGTCCCTGTTACGCCTGTTTGTCCGTGAAGCACCGAGGGTATTCCGGTTTCCTCATCGGCCAACTGACGGGCTATCTGGTACATCTGGATGTTTTCTGGGGCAGTATTCGGGAACTTAGTTCCGTTGATTGCTGTTCCACTAACTCCAGACTGACGTCTAAACACCTTACCGGGGAATATGTCAAAATTCTGTCCGGGTACGAGGGATGCCTCGTCCACATCAAACACGAGGTTGCCCGCCAGTGCCAGATTGTCAATCGCCATACGAACGTGGCCGTTCATGAGCAACTGTGCATCCTCCATATTCTCAGCTACCCCGACACCCCATACTTGATATGGATTGACTTCATAGGGGAACGCCTGATACGGGATACGAGCCGGAGTGAAAGGGTTTACAACACAACGTAGTACGTTAGTTCCGCAAATCCATGCGTTAATCTGTACTTGATCTAACTCACCTACGCTGTCAGGTAAATCCATACCGACTTCACGGGCAAACTGGGCATCGAGAACTCCCCAATACTCGAGAACTTCATATCTGTTCTCGTTATAGTTCGGCTGGGTGTCATCCTCGCGAATTGTATCTTCGTAGTACTTATCTTCGTAGTTCGGTCCTTTTACGATTGCGTTTTGAATTGCGTCTCTATCAAAGTACGGAAGATTTACTAAATTACGTAACTGCTGGCGGCTCATCCTATGCCGCTGAACAACATATTCGCAGTCTTCAATGCTTGTTGCGGAAGGATCTGGGTGGAAGTCCCAAACTGAGACGTGCTCAATACGAGGTACAATCTTTTCATCTGGAATGTACTCGCGCTGTGCCCCTTCGCCCTTTTCCCACCGATGTATACGCTTGTAGAAGTTAAACGGACCCTTTACGATACCTGTTCCGAGCAACGAGGATTCAAATACAGCATTGCGAAGTACGTTTACGGCGTTTGTGTCTAAAAGCTGATCGTGGATGTGCTTTTCTAATGCACGAGCGGCTTCCGCCGCAGGCTCTAGTTGTGGCTCGCCGACTTTTGCAGGGCCGGGAGACACATTTTCTAAATCAGAGTACTTTCCGAGGCTCGGTAGCGAGGTCGCTCCCGGCGGTAGTTCCATACCATCACCGGGGAAACCAAAGGGGCTCTGAACCTCAGGCTGTTGCTGATCCAATGGCGTAGAAAGATGGGCAAACTCCGCAATTCCCTCAGGAACAGGAGTTGATTCGACAACAATAGGGAATTTCTTGTTCGCAAACAAGATATCTATGATTTGTCCGTAAGACGCGAGCACTTTTGTCTTTGTGATCTTAATAAAGACCTTAGACCGCTCAGAATCCCTGTATTGTGTAGTTGAGTCGTAGATACCACGGAAGTTTTTGTATGCTTGTAACCACCGTTGCTCATGAGCCCTACGGCCGTGCTCTGCATCCTCAAACTTGCTTTTGATGTGCGCCGCTAATCCCGGCATCTTATCGCTAGCGTCGGTAATCTCTACCTGACCGTCGTCGGGTTGTTGGAGAAACCCTTCTTTCATAACTAATTACCTTAGGCTAAAGGATTTTCATATGCCATAGAAAAAATGCCAGTGTCCGTTGGCTTTGTTTGCTTCTTAGGCATGTCTTCGATCAAGACGTCTGTCCTTGCGACAGTGTCAAAATCTGCACCTTCGCGGTGAAGGTTGTTTTCTCCACAGTTGTAGTCAACTGTTTTCTGATCAGAACTCATAATTTCTGCTTCTGAATACTTCATAGTTTTTCCTTATCGTGGTATACCGAATGCTCGCTCCATCTGGGCCTCAAAGTCGCCGGCAAGTCCCTTCTGTTGAGCTTCTTCTTCTGTCGACTCCAAAACGGGATCAACGAGAAATCCTCCTGCTTCCTCCATCACTTCGCCTGCCGCTGGTGCGACATCGGCGATCAGGCCGGGAACAGTCAATTCTTTTGCGGCACCGACTGCCACATCTGTCGGCGTTACGTCTGCACCTTCTGCTTCTTGTGAGATAGCAGTACCTAAACCTAACGTAGTTAAGCCTGCCTCAATTCCTGTTATGACGGGTTGAATTTTCTTGCCGAGAATCTTACCGAAGAAGTCTACGACTTTGTTTGCTTCTTCGTCATCGAGCTTTATCCGCTCCGCTTTTTCTGCGGCATCTTGCGCGGCTTGTTCTGCTTTGCTCTTAGCACGTTGTTCTTTACGGCGTTCAGCGGCCTCGGCGCGTTGCTGTTGTAATTCTTCGTCTTTTGCTAGATTCTCTTCTTCGAGAGCTAGTCTAGCCTTCCTTGCGTCTTCCGCTGATTTAAGAGCATCTTCAGTTGCTTTTGTTCGGCGGGCGTCCAGTGATGCTAACTCATCGGGAGTCATTTCACGTTGTTGGACTACTGTTTTTTCAGTAAGTTCACCACCACTGCCGATAATTGTAATAGGGTTTGCGGTATCGTCTGTGAAGCCGGGGATATCGAGCCCGTAGGCGGCCGCTGTCTCGTTGAGTGTAGAAGCACCAATTGCTTCCCCAATCATGTTTTCGAGTGATAATTGAACTGCCGCTAAAGGGTTATCGCTACGTATAATAGTTGAAATGTAGTGCTGTTGGCCAATTCTTGTTAGTGCGGCATTTAACTGAGCGTCTGTGTGGCCGAGCATCTTTTCCGCTTCGGCGGCATATCCCAGTTCGCCTACAATCATCGACGAGACTAACTTACGAAAATCTTTTGACTCATTAAACGGCCGCCCTAAGATCCGTTCAAACTTCGCCATCCGTGGAGTAATATTCTCCCGAATAGCCTCAGTCATTTTCCCCGTAGTCATATCAGGGAAAAGACGATCAGATCCTACCGACTCTGCTTCTACAGCTTGTGCCGCTAACACCTGATAAAGTATGCTGTTTTTATCGAGCGTGAGGTTAGTCGCGGCTTTGTTTCCTCGAGGACCTTCTGGAAATATGATTTGCCCACTCTCGAGATCAAAATAACCGGGTAGCGTACTTGTCTGAATAGTCGAGGGATCGTACTTACCGAGACGTAAGTTTGCAATTTCACCCGGACGATACGGGGCAAGAGAACTCGCAATCAGGGCGTTTTTTGTAGTGGCATCCTCTACCGTGCTTAAGCCCGCGACAATCTCTGGAAAAGCTTCCTTAGCCGGGGGAAAACCCTTAAATTTAGCTGTACCGCGGGTTTGTTGTGCCGACGCTAAACCAGCCGCTTTTTCTTTCGGGTTTTGATATATAAACGCCGCGTCATCACTTACTTGAACGTGAACTGCTTTTAGAGACTGGAATACGCCCGACCAGTACGGGTCAATCTGTTTCGTTGCTTTAGCAATCTTTTCCATTGCCTCACGGCTGTTGGATATATCTACAAAACGAGTATCGGGCGTAAATCCTGACTTCTTAGAACTGTTTATGAGAACATTTGTTTTTGTTAGATAACTTTCAGGCGCACTAGACTGGCCCTTCATCATTTTTGATGCGGGCGAAAATATCTCTGAAAAAACCTTTCCGATGGGGGTTTTCTTTGTCGCTTCTTGTAACTGAACGCCACGAGCGTACATATCGAGTACGACAGATTCTCGAACAGTCAAAGTACCCGCTACCAACTTTTCTTCTAAGGAAGAACGAACAGGTAAGTCGTTATAGCTTTCATACCCGAGATTTTTTACAATCTCAGCCAATATCTGTTGCTGTGTCTTCTTTTGCTGTGGCATCTAGTATCCGAATGTACTATCTTGTGGCTGATACACGGAGTTTTTTATCGCTTGAAGCGACTTGTGGATACTCGCGTATCCGGTAGTCCGAGTCATCAACATATACCTAAGCGCATCATATGCGTGGTCTTCGGCTTTTGTGTCAACGTCTTCGGAGTTTGTTTTTGATAGGGGAATACCTGCTAACTGTCTTATTGTATTTGTGCACGTACTAAAAAACTTAACCGTCGGCTCGTTTGTGAACTCATTGTCACCGAGACGACGATGTATTTCCATTTTCCCAGCGATTCGGTTTCGATCTGACGGCGTCCACCGACATCCCATCCGTATCATTGTTTCAGCAATGGACGGACCGTATCCCGTACGGTTCCAGCAAGATGAATCGAGCACAGCATAGTGCGGCGCAGGATCGTACTGCTCCATTTCTAATATTTTAGCGGCAAGTTGCTCCGCTGTAAAGTGTTTTACGTAAAGTTCTCTATATACCCAGATATTGTTGTCCCAATCGATTGCACCCCAGAGTACGCACGATGGACTTGCGTAGCCATAGTCGGCGGCTCTGATTCTCGGCCAATTTGTCGGAAGTTCAAATGGGTCAACGCAGTGTTTAAACTTGTTGAACTCTGGGAATGCACAACCTTCTGCAACGTCCCAGTCGCCATCAAGTAAACGCTTTCGCTCCACTTCTGGGAGAGAGAGGAGCATGGCTTCGTACTGACCGTCCTGCATAAGGTACGGGTTGTCAGTAAGTCTGGCTGGGACGAATTTTCTCCAGTACAACGGCTGACCTGCCTTTGCATGTCCCTCCGGGTATATATAGGGCTTTCCTGACTCGACATCGGTGGGAACGAAAGGCTCACCGGGGTCTCCTTGGTCGATGTACATTTTTTTGACCCACCAGCCTCCGACACCGCCGGGGTTGGCTGTACACCGCATTGAGAGATTTTGTGAGAGCTCGGGGTCTGTTGAACGAAGACGGGACCGTAGGTAGTCCCATACGTAGGAGGTGGGATACTGGGTAATTTCATCGATGGCTATCCAGTTAAATGCCTGTCCTTGATATCGAGTAACGTCTTTATCTTTGTCGAGGTACGAGAACCATATGGTCGCTCCAGAGGGGAAGACCCACGTCGACTTACTTTCACGGAATACGGCACCGGGAAACGCTTTGGGATACAGTTGTTTCGACTTTGATATGAGTTCAGTCAATTCGTCGAGAGTACGGCGTAAAAGAAGCCCGCGGTGGTTAGGGTTGTGACAGTAGCGGAGAGGATCAGCAAGAAGAGCGAAACTCTTTCCACCTCCTGCCGCCCCGCCATACAAAACGTCCTGTTCTGGAGCACTAAGAAACTCTTCTTGAGGTCCTTCATTCGGCTTAAATACAATTTCAGACTCGCCAACGAGATCTGAAACAGCTTGTGGTAAAACATTCAAGTCTCCTTGGTCGATTACTCTGGATTTTTCGCCCTTTAGGGCTGTTTCGACCTTGGAGGCGGCTCGAGCACGTTGATTTGCTCGTTGATTTTGTTTTTTTGCGGCCGCACTTTTCTTTGCGGCATCTTTTTTTGATCTATTGATTGAAGCTTGAGTCGCTCGACGCGCTTTTTCCGCAGTAGACAGATGGTAGCGGCTTTTGGGTGCATTCGGGTCTTTCTTTGGGCGTCCGCGGCGTGGCTTTGGAGCTTCAACTTCGTCATTCACCGTGTTCTATAACCATTTCTTTTTTCGGGGGGAGTAATACCACCCCATGTACAGCTTGGACATTGACGTTGTGAGTCTCTTGTTTCCCCAAGCCGACTCGATTGAGGAGACTTTCGGCCGCTTGGAGACGGATATTATCTCCACGCTCAATTTCCGGGGCGTCAATGGTCGAGACAAGCTTATTTGCGGCCTTAATAGCACCACCTGCAAGAATATTCCGTGCTCCGTCGATAATTTCGTCAGCGAGAGACTCTTTGAGATATCCGATGGAACCTTGCGAGTAACCCGACATTTCACATGCGCGTGAGAAGTTACCGCCGT